TATTGGCAGTAAGAGCTACAGTACCAGTTCCATCCGGAAGGGTGATTGTGCGATCTGCGGTTGGATCACCAGCGGACAATGTCGTTTCAAACGCATCATCTGTAGTTCCTTCAAAGATTATTGTTCCAGCTGCATTGAGGTTAAGTCCATTAAACGATGGACTAGCAGAGGTTGCGACGCTCTGACCAATTGCAATTGTCGGAGTTCCACCTTCTGTTGCTGTATCATTTGAAAGTGTTACGCCAGTACCAGCAACAAGTGATGTTACATAGTTTCCTGAAGTATTAGTTCCAAGCGCAATTTCTATAGTTGTCGAACTTGCTGCGGTTAAACGACCCTGGGCGTCAACCGTGAAAGTTCCGACCGATGAAGCACCGCCGTATGAGCCAGCTGTTACTGCAGTGTTGTCAAGGTTTAAGGTAAGCGTATCAGTTGCAGAGGCCACCGATGTTAGGCCTGTGCCACCAACTATAGTGAAGGTATCTCCACCCGAAATTGTTAAAGCTGCGCCACTGTCTGCCGCTGCTGTAAATGAAGTTGAAATAGAAGCTGTTCCAGCTGCTGTCAAGCGACCCTGAGCATCAACTGTAAAGGTTGGAATTGCGGTGCCTGAACCATACGAACCAGCTGATACTGCGGTATTGTCAAGATTAACCGTTATAGTATCTGTTGCGGTAGCTGCTGAACTAAGGCCAACTCCACCAGAAATCGTAAATGTATCGGAAGAAGCAATTGACACTGTGCCAGTATCGCCAGCAGCCGTAAATGAGCTCGATGCTGACGAAACAGCACCGTCTACATATGCTGTTGTTGCTACTGATGTTGAGTTGTTGCCAGCTGACTTTGTTGTTGCAGTTGCAGAAGCACCAAGGGCTAATGTTCCGGAAAATGTTTTATTTCCAGTAATGGTTTGAGTTCCGGACAAGCCTACATAGGCGCCAGGGCCAGCAATAGCTTGAATTGTGGTTGCAGTTCCGCCTGCTCCACCTGATCCCTTACCGTAGTAAAGGACATCATCAGCTTCATTATATGCCAGCTCTGCGTTTTCAAGGCTTGAGGGTGCGCCAGCAGCGCCGCCAGATGCTCTTCTTTTGATTCTGATTGTATTAGCCATGATTAGAAATTTCCTCCATCGGTAAGATTTTCTTCGGGGTGATTCACCCACACTGAACCATTGTAACGCAAAACGTTACCTGAGTTCACTGTGGTAATAGTAACGTCAGTCAATCCATTTAGAACTGATTGAGTAGTAATTGTATTTTCTGCAGATATTATTCTATCTTTAACTGTTAAATGACTGCCTGCTGGATTCAATCCTAAGACTGTTTGTATGGCTTCAATGGCGTCATTTGCATTAGCGTGCTGCTGATGGTGGGGTACTGTTACTGAACTAAGTGCATCAGACGATGTAGGATTGATTAATACGTCCAATGCTGCGGGATACTGGGTGGTCATAAAAATCCTTTATAAGCTAAATATTTTATATTGTTCGTTACTCCAATTAATTGTGATGGAGATAGGACTAGTACTAGCAGATACTGGAAGTCCAGTAGCTGTATCTATGTAGGCTAAAAGTCTTGATGTAGATCTAACTCCAGTATCTTTATATAAAACTAGATAGGCAAAACCGCTAGTCCCGTAATCTTCTATTGTAATATTATCTGCGTCAAAGATACCAGAAGCTGTTGTTTTTCCGGTCAGTAAACTAGTTGTCGCTACAACTGAAGCTTCACTAATGCTTGACAAAAACTCATGTGTACTTAAATTTACTGTATAAGTATTTTTAACTAAAGCAATTTTTATAGTATTATCAGTTAAGTCAAATAAACCTTCCAATAAACCTTCTTTGGCCTTTGCATATAGTGCATTAGCCATCAGATGCCTACTTCTGAAGAAACGATAACTCTATATTTATATCCAGTCTCAAAATAAGTTTTACTATCCGTATAATAAGAGGGTGTCGCATCAGTTGATGGGAAGTCTATGTAAACATCTGGCTTCCATGAATGCATCGAGACTCGTGCTGGAAGTGTTTCCCATCTTATTGGTGTTTTCTGTATTTTCTTACGCTGTGCTTTAAAATACTTACTAGTTAAGAAGTTTGATGCTGGACGAGAGCTGAATGAAATAGTAGTTCTTCCATTGTTTTCATCATTTCCTATGTAGAAATCACCATTATTTGGACTAACAGATTCTATATAGAAATTAGGATTTTTAGCTAAGATTTGATAGCCGGTTTCAATATCAGCTCTAATAGATTTATCCTCTACTAAAACCTCATTTAAAACAGTAGCTTTACTTTCTTGTAAAGTAGAAGGTGTTGCAGACTCTGTCTGACTCGTAAAACTGACTCTCTCTTCAGGAACAGTCATTCCTGAAGAATCTAATAAGCTTTGAACGCGGAGAACATAGTTGGCATTGGGAGCTAAAATTACATCCCAGTATAAAGTTAAAGTTCTACTAATCTGATTGTAATCAGTAATAGTATTAATATCCCTAAATGGCGAACTTACCTGAACAGGTGTAGCTGCGTCAGTATAAACTAAAAAATTTGCATTAACTAAGGACGCTATTTTAATAGTCCTACCGAATTTAATGTTAACAGTATTAACGCTTACTGTAGCGTTATCAATGAGATATAAGGCCACTCAACACACTCCAAATTTAAAACCTAATGTAATAGTAATAAATTAATTCAATAAAAAGCAGAGGGGGCAGTAGATTTCTCCACCGCCCCCAAGCTTCAGGGTAATTTGTAACTATAACGACCCTAAGGTTTTTATCAGGCTGTTTCGTTAGTAACCATGACTTCGTAGTTACGGCTGAGTCTGACGTTCTTAGCAACAGTGATACCTTCACCGTCGCCCAGCATGATGATGTCATAACGCTCTTTCATCTTGAGCTGGCGAATATCGCGGCCCGGATCGTCGAACTGATCGGTGCTCATCTCGTCCTTGACGAGAATTGTTCCGACTTCATTGCGGTCGATGAGGAAGAGGTCTGACTTAGCTGCTGTTGCGCCACTCTTAGCTGTGAAGCTAACGAAAGGAGAAACAATAACGTTCAGTCCCATAGGAGCAGTCTGATTCAACGAACCCTCTGGAGACTGAGGACGATAGCCCCAGCTTGTTCCAACGCCCGATGCTGAACCGCCGTGATGGAAGATGGCATCCTTGAGGAAGACCGACCACATGAGGGGGTGCAAGATAAAGTCTGTTGGAATATGGTTTTCAGCCATGAGGACTGCAGCCATGTCAATGATGTCGTCCCACTTGACTGTCTTATTGGCAGAGCCATTAATGTCAAGACCGGTTGTGTCATCGTAGCCAGCGTCGTCGTTATCAAAAACGATTGTAGCTGCATCTTTGAATCGGCTCAGAGCAATTTGCTCCTTAAGGCGAGCCATAGCACGGCCAGCTGCGCGAACATGCAGACCAACAATGTCCCAAAGTGAATCAGCGATTACTTCTTCCGTGAAAGAAAGCTTAACGCCCTTCTTCGAGACTTTGCCCTCTACCTGCTTTGCGAAAGCGAGTGCTTGTTCTGGATACTCTTGTCCTTCTGGGATCTCAGCAGCTTGAATAGCATTGACGGCCGGGAATTCCAATGAACGTCCCTTGCCGAGACGAACAGTGGAAAGCAATGGAGTCACTAAAAGCTGTGGCTCTGCTGCTTCTCTGAGCGTACGTGAGAGAACTTTCGGGAAAAGTGCTGCTGCGTCTGACGATGCAAAAGCTTCCTTAATTGTTACTCTGTTGTCTGCGTCGATATACCCGTCCTCGGTCATTGCTGTCTCCCAAGCTGGGAGACCCGAGAGGAGCTCTTGGATTGTCTTAGTCATCTTAGGAATATTCCTCCTGTGTTATTGTTTCTTATTTATTAGAGTGTCAGGTTGACGCGGAATGCACCAATGACATTAGTTACATCTAGATTCGAACGAATACCGAGCTTACCATTATTAGGACCAGCCTTGGTAAGTTCATAAACGGTCTTCAACGCACCCGGATCTGATGGAAGCTGCATGTAGCTGAGGAGGCCGTCATCAAAGTTTGTAGCAAACTTCTCGACTTCGACAACCTTACCTACTTGCAAGTAGCTGTATGCGGAGCTGCCACTGAAGAAATCGGTAGCTGCAGCCAATACTGGACGTCCCATTACATCGGAACGAACTACTGAACCAACTGTCACGTCATTGTTAATACCGCTGACCATTGGATACTCTACATAACCGTGTGTGATAAATCCAGCACCTTGCGAGGTACCCTTATCAAAAGGTCTGTAAAGATCATATTGTGCGCAGCCGATAGGAATCGAACGAGCAGGCACAGTAACTGTGTCAGTTGCTCCGGACGAGTAAGCGGGTGTTGCACCAGCTGTGGGGTCCCACGCTGTGTTGCTCATATTGTCGCCCCATGACTTGCTTGAGCTTGTACCGTTAGCGGGAACAACTCGGGCATCGCCATTTGAGTCGGCTACGACCGAAAGGATGGTTCCCTTCGGAATGACAATTTCGAAGCGATTATCTTCTGTGTCATAATACCATGTGGGCAGACCGGGGTGTGGCAACAAGTATGCTGCGGGAGCTATGCCCTCAGAAACAACGAAGCGACCTGAACCGGTCTTACTATGTACTTTGCGAAACTTTGCTAAACTCATTTTTTATCTCCTTAAATATTAAAGTTTACGTCTACCCATAAGGGCATCAACTAGAACTTGCTCAAAAGACTCTTTCGGATCTGAAGCCTTAACGGGTTCTTCTTCCATGTCTATAGTAAGCACGTTATCTTCTTTTACCGAAACTTCGGCTTCTGAAGTAATTGTGGGCATGTTTAACATCTCGCCAATTCTTTTACCAAGCTTGCTTGGTGTCTTGGCAAGATCTCTCAGGCTATCGGCCAAAGAAGATGCTGTTCTTGTAGCATACTCTTCAATTAGTTTTTCACGATCATCTGATAGTTCAAAACCAAGTCCGATCTTAGTATCGACAACTCTTTCGACCAATGTTCTATGTAATGCGCTCTTGAGTTTCTTATTTTCTTCTTCAAGGGATTGAATTCTAGCTTTTTCATTTACATCCTGCTCAGAGACTGCATTTGTGTCAGTGAGGTCTGCTCCTGTTATTTCTTTCCCTTGATCTTCTTCGGCTTCAGATGAATTAGCTGAATCAACTTCTTGATTACCTAGTTCTTCTGCCTTTTCAAGCAAAGCCTTAGATCCGTTTTCTCTCCACTCTGATTCTTCAGAAGACATTGCTTCCATCTTGAGTGAAGATCTGAGCTGCCAAGCCCACTTCTTATGCATATCATCACGTTCTGCCAAGAAATTAGCAATTCCTTGTTCATTAGCTTCATTCGCAGCTGCGAAAGCCAACAGGACTGATTCATTAACCATATTATTCTTAGTTAAGAGATCTGCTGCTAATCCAAGAGCTTCCGTTGTAGAAGAATCATCCTTGAAGGATGCGTCCATAACAATCTGAGCAAGCGTGATTGGTGTTCCTTGAAGCTTTCTTACATTTTCTGCAATTGAGTCTATTGCTCCCAGTGCATCTTCGTAGATACTCGAGAATAAAATGTGGAACTCTGTAAAATCTTCGCCTTCGACATTCCAATGAGCTCTATGAGCTGCAAAGTAAAATGTGAAAGTGTCAGCCAAAACTTTTTGAAGACCGGCAATAGTGCTAGCAGAATCTGCCTCAGTAACAATAACTTCTGATTCGACTGTTTCTACTGATTCAATCGTCTCTTCTGATTCAACTGCCTCTTCTGATACTTCTGATTCCTTAGCTACTGACATTGTAGAAAGATCATCACTTAATTCTTGGACTGCAGCGAGGATATCATCGCTGTTAGTGTCTTGATCCATATTGGAATTCTCCTGACAATTATCGATATTTTTATTCTGATCAGATAGTAATGAACTATCATTGTATTTGTAATTTTCGTTCTCCTGTATGGATAGGGCTGTCAAAAATGCTCCCTTTAACTGGAGATAGATCGGCTTAGATTCTTTCTTTTTCATATCTGAGAGAATTGATCTATTTTCTTGAATTGAAAAGATATCTTCATTGTCCATACTTAGTATGAATGCGTTGCTTCGAGCAATCCAATTTTCCGAATCAGAAAGTTCTGTTTTGCCGTCAATTGCCCTTAGAGCTCTAACGCCTGACTTTTGATCTGCGGGTTGATTTACGAATGAGTACTCTTTAAAACTAATGTCTTGCATATCCACATAGGCGAGTTTGCCCTTATAGACTTTGCCTCTTTTGTATTTCACAACTTTGGGTCTACCTGATGCGTCCTCTGTCGCCAAATCTTCTCCTGAGACACTGCAAACTGCCTTGCCAGCCCTTCCGCCGACAGAACCAGTCAAGTATCTCTTATCGAGAACTTTTTGCGCAGCTACGGGATCAGTGATTGCTATCTGCAGGCGGACGAAAGAAGAACCATCTTCTTCTTTATCCATTTTTGCAGCCATAACCCTGCCAATAGCTTCTGTGTTTAAATCATGATTCAGGATAATTGGCTTTGGATATGGATCTACCCATGATTGAAGTGCTTTTTCTAATTCTACTGCGGAATAATTATTATAGTTAGAAGTGAGACCCTCGTGGATTGCAGCGACTTCTATTATTAAACCGTTCTTTGAATTAAATGACTCTGAAAAATTGATATCCGACTTAGAAAAGTCAGGAAGTTCTAATGTAAAATTTTCTATAAAGTCAAATGACATGTAAATCACCTATTGATGTATAATTCTTTTTTATATAGTAAGTTTATTTTTATAACATTAAACAAATTTATATGAATATATCAGACTTTAGCATAGTTGTCTGATAAAGATTCGTATCTATCATCTCCATTTTGGAGAAATGATTGATAAAATACTTCTGACATAATATGTGGAGCGTAAATATACGATGCACAGTATAGCTTAAAATTTTCTTGTTTACAAGCTAATGACCAGCCTACATCTTCGCCTTGTTGATGAACATTATAGGATATATTATTATATACATCTTTACTCATCATTTTTGCAGCCATGATTACATCTGATTGAAAATATTTTCCAAGTTCATATTTTTCTTTTCTATAAGCTTTTGATGGATCATCTTGTCTCCAGTCCATAACACTTGGATACAATGTTCCAATCGGTGTCATAAACATAAGGGGATTGACTGCATCTGCTCCAGATTTAATATGAGCTATTAATAACTCTATTGTATTTGGATTTGTCAATAAAATATCTGAATCTAAACTAAAGTAATAATCAGGCTGGACATCGCGTACTGTCTGTAACAATGAATTTCTTAAAGAAACCATATTAACATATTTAGATATGTTCCACTGTCTTCCATTATTTGAATGTTCGAAATGAGGAATATCTTCTCTTACTTTAATTTCAAAGTAAGGTATATTTTTATCGAATCTTTTCCAAGCTTCTAATGAAGCTATTGTTTCTTTATCATCTGGAGAGACTTCAAAAACAAAACCAATTTCCTTGAAATTAACTGACTGATTTATTAGGCAGCGTATCCAATGTGGAAGAATCCAAGATCTTTTGTACATTGGAGTTCCAATCAAAAGTTTCATGAATTATTTTTTTTCTTCCTCTGATACTACGGTAGTAGTTTCTTTCACTTTCATGACTGGCTTGTCTTGCACGGGCGCGGGAGCAGGTGTGGGCGAAGAATCTTCTTGAGTAGATAAAGTTTCTTCAAGTTCGGTGATTCTATCAATTAACTGAGTAATAATATCAAAAATTACTTCAAGGGCTAGTCTAGTTTGGCCATTATCTACAACTTTTCCTAGACCTTTGACAGCGTCTTCCGTTCCTAGATATTCTGATATTTTGTCATTCTTTATTGTCATTTTCTTCGACATTTATTTCATCCTTTTCATCATTTGTATAAACTATAGTATACTCTGATTCAAGCGCATTTTCAACTAGTGTCAACCAGGCATTATCTGATCTTCTAATATTTGCCGATGTATTTCTTCCCTGTTGATTGGTTGGGCGTATTACATTACCCGCACCTTTTCTTTTATTAGGAAGATTTCTTTGGCCCTTTTGCGCAGGGTCTTGTTTGTCCGCGTTCATGGTAGCGTCTTTAGACTTCAACGAGGCATTTAATTCCGTCTGCCTTTTACTCATATCTATCTGAATCTGTGCTTGAATAGCGGCATAAAAGTCTTTCGGATCATGCTCAGCATCCATGCCTAATTCCATTCTTGCTTCAGACAATCCGATTAAATTACTTGCAAACTTTTGAATAGTATGAGTTTCTTTTTTGACTTGAGTATCGACATCTATTTCGTTAAACTTAAAGTAACAACGATCTGAAACGCCACTTTCAAGTGGATTAGTCATAGGATCAAATCCACCTTCAAGTAGAAGTTCATTGAATAAATGAACTCTTACCATTTCAGAGAAAAGCTTTTGATATTGTTTAACCTTATCATAAAGAGCTGTATCTAATCTATCTGTCATGGATCTATTTCCACCACCCATTGACATGCCCAAATGATGAGGTGCCACACCCAGGCCAACAGAAACTCTTTCCTTGAAGTGATCGAGATATTTGGAGGCGTCGAGTGCTGTATTTGCAGCACCAATAACTTCTATGTTATGACGGAAAGGTAGAATTAATCCACCTTCTGCTCTAAGATTTTCTAATTCTTCCCCAGCTGTACTTATCTCATGGGGTTCTGCTGGTTGATCTGCGGTTCCTATCGTATATTTATATAATGGGAATAATTCTCTATGCACTAGGTTTTGAATGTCTTCTTCTATTTGTCGAAGAGCGACAATATCATCCAAAGCTGATTCTATAAATGGTGTCCCAAATGCCCTACCAGTTTTCTTGTCGATATAGACATGAATGACTTTATCTGCCGTCCATACAGGATCACGATCCGTCGGCATATAGGTAAGCGGATCTGTACGCTGTTGATACTTCTGGGGTCTGTTGTGTTTATCTCTTAGAATTCTTACTTGTTCAGTAGGTATTAGGTAATATCCAACAACGGGTTGATCTGTATTAACCCCCTCCAAAGGAGTTGGGAAATACTCAGATATATCACCACGAGCTTTAACTATAAAGGCATTTCCATATTTAAAAAGATGATCTGTAACTTCTATTAAAAAATCTAAGAAAGGACGTTTCATAGCCATTTCCATAAAATCTATTCTTTGATATAAGTAGGAAATTGCTTCCGGATTCTCACCTACAATTTTCCAATTTTCTTTCCAGAATAATTCCTTATATTTATTTAAGGCCTGCTTTACGTAGGAATCAGTATCAGCTGCCTGCATGATCCTATAGAAATCATATGGAGAGGGTTCAAATGTAGATCTTTTACTGAAAAAATAGGTATTACCTTGAAAGCCAAGAGCTAACGATGCGACTTTCATCGATCTACTAACTGATCTAATCTCTTCGCCATCTAATGCCTTGGCTGTAAAATTATTATTTTTATCAACTTGCCTAAACGGCAAATAGTCAAAGACTGCCATGTATCTCTCCAATACGAAAACTATATATAATAGTAGCTAAAGTGGTGTTTTTTTATAAGTTAATCAGTTAGTGTCAAGATTAGCTTTATCAAAAGCGTTTTTCATAATGATATTTTTAACAGCTTCAATCCAAAAAATTGTCTCTGCTTCATTAAAATCGCTTCTGTACTGGAGATTTGCGTTTGAAATTTTAATTTCAATTGCGAATTCCTTGGCTTCTACTGGATCAGTTGCTTGAATTTCTTCAATTATTTCAGTTGTTTCTTCTGACATTTTATTTACCTCACTCAAAGTTGTCTGTTTTTGTTTGTTTAATTGTTTTTTCTGTTTTAGCTGGTTGCATTGTAGCGATTAGATTGGCAATCTTGATGTTCAACTGTTTAATTGTAGCTTCTTTTACCACTAAATCAGTTGTTAATTGACCAATTTTTTCGCTGAATGTTTGAACCAAGATATTAATATCTAGATCGTCCATATTCACCTTTCGTCAAAATCCTAAACAACTATTATATCACATAGGATATGAATCTGGGAGAGTGTTAATATATACTTCTTGATTTTTAATTCTTTTAGAGTATATACGATACATATCCATTATCCAGTGTTGAACAAAATCTGGAACTACCGGGTCTTCCCAATCCTTAATAAGTAGTGTTGGATCATTCTTGATATACTTTTCAACTGTTTGTGCGGGTATCTCAAGTAGGGCATCTCTTACTTCTAAGGGCATCTGTATCGCCCTGAGGACTCTGTCGCTAATCACTGCTATTGGTTCTCTATTTCCAAATTCAGAATAAGCTAAACCCCACTCTATTATAAGTCTAAAAAGCTCTTCTAAGGTAGACCCTATGCATTGTGGGTGTATGGCCCATAGACTTTTTGAATCTTCTTTTGAAAATTGATCTATGTAATCTCTATCTATTTCATCGTATGTAATAATTGCATGTGGCGCTAAATCTAAAACTGTTTCATGTCTAGTTACAATCTTAAATTTACCTAAGGGATTATCATCTAGTCTTTGTATTCCATGATTAGAAATTGTTTTAGACATAAAATCCATTGTTCCATGAGTTATGTCTTCAAAACTTTTAATCATATAATTATTATTAGAGCAAACATCACCATAAAAACTTTCACTATATGTTGGAACTGCTCTCCATAGCAAAAAACCTCTATATTTTCTTTCGCATGGATTTTTTAATTCGATGTCCCAATTAAGTCTATTTTGATTCCATGAATATAAAAATTCTGCTGAAAGTTTGGGTTCTTCAACTGGAGGTCTCCAACAATTCATATCTTTGTTCCAAACCCAATTATTGTACGGTTGTTTTTCTTGATCCTTATTATCCAGTAAATGATTTACAGAAGAATATGATATTGTTAAAATATCTGAATTTTCCCCTATAGCATGAGCTTCAATGCTAGCTTGAGTATTGAGAAATGTGATTAATTGTTTTAAAGTATAAATTTTAATATCAAAAAAGTTAATTGATTCTTTTTTTAGATTAGAAATCTTAAAATTACTATCAACTTGAGATATAGTTATTCCATCGCGCGTTTCAAGAATAATTCGATCAGAAGAAGTAATGTAATCTCCCGCAATATCGTAAATGCTAATTCCTTGATTTTCTTTTAAAAAACTAATATATTTCATGAGTTACACCTTAATATGGAGTTCCTGATCTTTTTCTCTTCTTGGAAATTTTTTATATTTATCCATAATCCAATACTTAAAACCCTCTGGACATTCAGGGTCTAAATGATCTTCTTCCAGAATTGTTGAATCACTAAATATAAATTTAGATAAAGTTTGTGGAGTTAATGACATTATCTCATCAATAATTTCTTGAGGAATTTCCAATGCCATAACAACCTCATGAGATAGCAAAGCTGCTGGTTCTCTGTTTTGTAATTCTAGATAAGCCCAGTTCCATTCTAAGATTATTCTAAATAATTCATGAATTGTTCGAGCTTCAATATGAGGATGCTTCTTCCACGTTAGATGTCCACCATTTTCTACATACTCAGGAATCGATTCATGATACATGACAAATGCATGAGGACATAGGTCTAACATAGTAATTAATCTTCCGTGATACTTGCCTGACTCAGCGATAGCTTTTCCATATTCAATTTGTTCTTTCATGAAATTATCACTATTATTTAGTTCCTGCATGCTCTGCATCATAAAATTATTGGCTGAACAAACTTCTGCATACATCTCTCCATTTACTTTTGGCGTTGCATTCCATAGTGCAAATGATCTAATCATTCTATTATCCGGATATCCTGACAATGCTATATCCCAATCTAATCTATTCTGATTCCATGTTAAATTAAAATCTGGAGACAGAGCTGGCTTTTCTTTTGGCGGAGCCCAATGCCCTTTATCTTGATTCCATACCCATTGTTCATGGGGCATAATTTCTGGATCGGTATGTCCATTCAACTCATCAAACGGGGGGGCCGTACTAATATTAAATACATCTCTAGTTCCATTCATGACTTGAAGTGGATAATCAGAGTTACTGTTTACAAATTCTCTTAATTCTTCAATTGAATGAATTTTAATATTAAAAAAATTAATTGATTCTTCTGTCAAATTTGAAAAATCAAAATCATCATTAACTTTAGAAATAGATAATTGACCAAAATAAGAATCAAGTAAAAAAAATGTCTTATCACTAGACGGAAAAAAAATGCCTAAAGTTTCATATATATTTATATTATTTTTATATTGAGAAAACGTTACATATTTCATTTTTTTTAATCATCCAGTGTTTCATAGGTTATATATACTTGCACTTCTGTTACTGTAGCATAGTATAATCCATCGCCTGAATAATAAGCGGAATCTATATCGAAAGCTATGTTATATGGTGGATCATTAATAACATCTGGAGTTATTGTAGTCGATTGATATGCTGTCCTACTGCCTAGATTCCCATAGTAAACTCCGTCAACAACTATATTAGATAATGCGGGGGTAGCGGTAGGGCCAACTCTAATGGAGAACTGATATAGTTTTGCATTTCTATAACCAGTGGGTAATGACGGAGTGAAGTTTGCCGAGAATGATTCTGTCACTCTGGATGATACTTTACTGGATGTTGTGACAACATAAGATGCTTGACCGGTTGCTACAGACAACGGAACATCAGCCCCATAATCACCATCTATTCTTGTGAAGTAGTTATCTGCTGCTGATGTATAGTCACTAGTTCCGCCAAAAACGCTAACACTATTTCCAGCCGTAGTACTCACTATTAAAGTACCTCCAGAAGAACTAGTACAGTTACCTGGTGTTGTTCCTGTTGGAGCTAAATAAACTGTTCTTCCAGAAGCGGAATATACTAAGTAATTTTGGTTAAATGCACTATTACTACTTCCCGAAATCCTAACTTCATCGGCAAACTGTAGTATACATCTGGTGGCGGAGTCTAATGTCAGGACAACATATGCCGATTGTGTTGTATCTCTTGATAAAGAAGTAACTCCATATCTTAAACTGGAAATTGATGTAGATACTGATGGTC